GCTGTGCGCGATGCTGTGGGCGGTGCTGTGGGCCGTGCCGTGGGCGGTGCCGTGCGCGGTGCCGTGGGCGGTGCCGTGCGCGATGCCGTGCGCGATGCCGTGCGCGATGCCGTGAGCGGTGCCGTGGGCGGTGCCGTGGGCGGTGCCGTGGGCGGTGCCGTGAGCGGCAAAAAAATTCAAGAGCAAGTCTTCGAGGTCATTCGCCGAGGCTGGGGCAAATACCTCGGCGCCCAGCTCTGGGCCGGCGGCTGGTACTGGGGCGGCGCGGTCACCTCGTTCTTTCGCGAGGTCTGCCAGCTCGAGCTCGATGGCAATCTCTGGGCGCGCGGCTGCGCCTACGAAGAGACGATTCGCTCGGCCTGCTGGTGGTATCCGCACCGCGACTTCGTCATGGTCGTCGAGCGACCGACCGTCATCCGCCGCGAGTTCACGAATCCCGAAGTGACGCGCGGCTGGGGCTCGCACCGGCTGCACTGTGCTGACGGCCCTGCGGTGGCGTGGCCCGACGGCTGGGGCGTCTATGCGATCCACGGCGTGCAGATTCCCTTCAAGAAGCGCCACGTCGTCGAAGCGCCCGAACGCATCAGCCTGGGCGAGATCGAGAGCGAGACGAACGCCGAAATCCGCCGCATCATGGTCGAGCGCTACGGCTACGAGCGCTACCTTCGAGAATCGAAGGCTGAGCTTGTCGACTCATGCCCGGCCGACCACAAACTCGTCGGCATGCGCACGGCAAAGCTGTGGCGCATCGGCGAGCTCACGATGCTGGACCTGCTCAACAGCACCCCAGAGCCCGACGGCGGCGTCAAGCGGTACGTCATTCCGGTGGATGCGGACCGCTACGAAGGCCGTGCGGGCCGGCAATGCATTGCCGCATCAGCATCGACCTGGCGCAGGCGCGGCAACCCGCAGCAGCTTGCGTTCGCGCGGCCGGAGGACTACGCGCCGGCTTTCGAGAGCTGATTCCCTCCACCACCAACGAAAGGCACCTATGAGCGAAACCACTGGCGGCCCGTCCGCCGTGAGCACGACGGGCAGCTTCAGGTTCACCATCGACGCGCGCAACGTGGGCACTTGGTTGCCCAAGGCGAAACGCTTCAACCATGCGACGCTGGATGCAGCCATCGACGCCGCCCTTGCTGCCTCACCCAGAGTCACGCCATGAACGAACCATCCTTCAGCGAAAAGCAGTCGGCCGACGCGATGAAGTTCGCGATGGACGTGTTGCAAAAGATGCCGAAAGGCGACGCGCTTGAGGCAAACCTCACCGGCACGCTTGTCGTTCTATGGGGCGCGCTATGGGGGTCGTTTGGCACCGACTACGCCCGAGACTTCATTCAGGCGCAGCTTGCTGGCATGGAAGGCAACGCCGATGTGTTCACGCCGCCGAGGGTTCAATGATGACCGATCCCGTCCCATCCGTGCCTGAGCCGCTGAGAGCCTTCGACTACGCGACGAAGATGATGATGCCGACCACCGATGCCCTGGAGTTGGTGTGAGCCATGTTCTGCTCTGGCCCCACAATCCAAGTCGCCCGCGTGAAGCATCGCTGTACGTGGTGCTCTCAGGACATTTTGCCCGGCGAGAAGTACCAGCGGTGGATCAGCGTTGATGACTGCATGTTTACGAACAAGATGCACCCGGAGTGCGTCGATGCGTGCGACGAGGAATTGCGTCACTACGGCGACAACGAGTATCACCCATACGACAACGAGCGCCCGCAAGCGAGGACGATTCCAGAGCCTGCATCAACCGCACCAGCATCTAGCCCGGAGACCCCGGACAGTTATGAACAAACAAGGAGCTATGTCGTGACTCAAGAGATAGAGCGAGAAGCAACGGACTGGGTGCATGGACGCTTCCCCATCTACGACGGCAGACATCCGTTTGAGGTCTGGCTTGATGACGGGCAGAAACGCTCTGTGCGCGTGCCCGCCGGCCCGTATTCCGACGGTACGGTCCGGTTCACCGACTGCATCCATCCGGCGCAGAACGTGATCTGCGATCCGCGCCGCATCGTGGCTTGGCGAGCCTTGGGGGTGCGGCGATGAGTGAGATAGAGCGAGAAGCCTTACCGCCGCGCGAGGCGCGCGCTGCCGCTCACAGATGCGCGTGGGCGTACATCCACGTCTCGAGATTATCCCGCTCGGCTGTCGTCAGCAAGCGGCTAATGATGAGCGCAGCGTAGATGCGACCTGTGTAGAAGCGATATGCCGGCGTGCTGGTGCCCTCATAGCCAGCGCCGAAAACAATGGCGCCGGAAGAGAACTGAGCCGGATTCTTCGTCTCCGCGAGGGTCGCCACCTGGGTCTTGTTGAGACGCAGGTTCAGGTACGTTGGACTGCGCTCGACGCCAGCCACGTAATCGCCGCCTGCGACCATCGTGCCGCCGCTCAGGCCCGCCGGATCGAACGACCCATCGGCGTTGAAGGTGAGGCCGTAAACTGTCGTGCCAGCTACCAAAATGGCCTGGCTGACGCGCGAGCCAAGCGCGTCCATCTCGAAAATGTTGCCCTGCTGCGTGACATTGTCGGGATGAAAGGCCGCGAAGCCTTCCCAGCCAGCCGAGCCGCCAACTGTGCTGTTGGTTCCCGCCAAGACTGACAATGACGGGCCGCCAGAAGTCGGCCATTGACCGTAGTTCAGGCCGCCGGTGTTGCCGAGCAGGATCGTCGTTGCGGCGCCGCTGAGGTGCCGTCCGTTGCCACTCTTGTCGGTGACGCCTTGAATTTGCCCCCCCACTGTCGCAAGCGTGGTCCGCGCGCTGTCGCTGAAGACTGCGTTCGGGTCCGTGAAGTCCCAGAATCCTCCTGCCGTGCCCGCGAATAGGCTCGCCGGGTCAAACACTAGAGTCGGGCAGTAGAAGGAAGGGCGACCGAGCAGCATTCAAGGGCCCAGATTAGTTATCGTCAGAGTCGGGTTGACGCCGCCAGAATTGACTGCGAGCAGCGTGCCCGCGGCCTGCAGCTGCATGCGCGCTTGCGCCGTAACGAGGCCGCCAGAGATGTTCCCAGCCGCCGCCGTGAAGCAGGCACGGGCGTTCATGCCGGCGAAGTACCCGATGGTGCCTATCGAGTAGGAGCCCCACATGGTGGTGAGGTCGGTGGTGTTGATCTTGAACGACACTTTGGGCGATTGCCCGGCGCCGGAAGTCAAGTACCAAATGCCGACGTACTCGACGATGATGCGGTCGCCTACGGAGGCCGCAATCGACTGAACCATTCCGGTCACATCGACAAAAGACGTTGAAGTTGTCGAGATGTCGCCGCCATTGCTGCCGACGACGAAGGCCGTCTTGGCAGCGCCTGGCTGCCCCGCGATGTTGAGGTTCCAGCTCGTGAAGGCTCCCGAGCCGCCGACCGCGTCGCTCAGGATCGTCAGCGAAGTGCCGCTGTACGCGGTGCAGACGCCCTCGACGTAGTTGGCCGGCGTCGCAGAACTCGAGATGCGGATGCGAGCGCCGACGTTGTAGGCGAGGCCGCTCTGCGTCGTGAACGTCAGCGAGCCCGTGCCGACAGTGTTGCTCGTGGTCGACGTGCCGGCGAAGTTCGATGAACCTCCGGGGCCTGTAGCGCCGGTCGCTCCTGCGGCGCCCGTGGGCCCTGCTTGGCCGATCTGTGCGCCGATGACCTGCGTGCCGGACACGCGCGCCTCGAAGCCATAGGTGTCGCAGGCGCTGGCCGCAGTCGCGCCCGCAGGCTGGGCTGCGAGTCCGCCCAACCCCCACTGCTGATTCGCCGAGAACGTCACCGCGCAAGGCCCCCCGCTGGCCGGCTGGATGACGTTCAGATTCCACGTCGTTCCGTCAGTCGGGCTGTTCCAGTTGATAAGCCGCGTCGCGCCGATAGCTGACGTGCACAGCAGCGTGTAGATCGTGCTGTCGGCTGGCGTGACGTTGATCGTCGCCGCGTCGGTGAGGGTGACGTTGCCGCTGCCCCCAATCGGCGTGACGACGTTGCCCGCCGCCAGGTAGTACGCCGTGTTCGTCGAGTCGATGACGATCGACGTGCCGTAGATGCCCGCGAAGGCAGAGACCGGCGGCGGCGTCCCGGGATAGATGACGATCGGCGACTGGTTCAGCACGCGGCTACGCGGCGCCCGTCAAGGCGACCCTTCTGGATGCACGAACGCGTAGCAGGCCCGGTAGTTGTCCGCTAGGGTGTTGGCATCGAAGCCGACGGCGAGAACGCGTCGAGCAGTCTCTGCTGGAAGTTCGACGGTGGTGGTGGCATCAGCGCCGGAGGCTGCGCCTTGGGAGGCGGAGGCGCCTGCACCACGAGGCCGACACCCTGGATCTGTGGGGACGGTGATGCGCAAGACGCGAGCAGAAGCGCGAGCGTTGGCAGAAGCAGTGGCCTGAGAGTCTTGTTCATGGCGTTCCTCGAGGTCGTGAAGGCGCGACGCCTGGGAGGCTGCGTCGGCGGCGTTCTTTGCGTAGGCGGCCTGCAGTGTGTTCGCGGCCTCGGTCTTCTGCTGCTCGAGCGCCGCCTTCGTCTTGTCGAAGATCGCCTGGTCAGCCACCTTCTGGCCATCGACGCCGTGCACGTGGCCGGCGCGGTAGCCGAAGACGAAGGCGGCGATGAGCGCAAGTGCTGCGGCGCAGATTTCGGCGACGAGGCGGCTCATGGGGCGATCCTCTTGGCGAGTTCGCGGGCATAGTCTTGGGCTGCGGTGTCGATGTCGACCGTGCGCAACTGGCCGCGCTGATTGATCTCGATGCCGGGGCGGTGCGGGCGCCATGCCTCTTTCGGCGCCGGCGCCGGCTTTGCTGCCTCGACCTTCTTGCCGAGTGGGCTCATGGCTGGAACTCCCCGACCGCCATCTGCGTGCGCAAGCGCTCGGCGCGCTCGGGCACCTGGCGATACCAAAGCGTGCCCTTCAGGTCGTTGGCGGCATCGAAGAACCGATGCTGCGAGACGAGCGAGAGAAATGTCGTGAAGCCGAGGAGTCCCTTGACCCCGAGCTGAAACGCCATGCAGATCAGCACGGCCTGGCGCGCCTCGTTGAGCGTATCGAACCACGGGAAGCTGTCTTCGCATCCCTGCTCGGCGTGCGCCTCGTCGAGCTGCAGTGCGTCCTCGCACAGATCGTCATCCCAGACGAGGCCCTGCACCACCTCCGGCCCGGTATGCCCGTAGCCGATGGTCGGCTTGGCCCAGCCAAGTAGCGGGTCCGGGTAGGCGGCATTGGACTTGCCTTCGTCTCTGCGGAGCATGTCGAACACGTTCATTTCGGCTCCGTCTGCTGCTTGACGAAGAGAGCTCCGGCATGCGCTCCTGCGATGGCTGCGTGAGCACCAGCGAACTCCATGATCGTCGGCGCATGGCCGATGAGAAACAGGCCTATCGTGGCGACATTGGCGCTGACGTGGCAGCTCGCCCAGCTCCAGCGGCCCAGGTCATGGGTCTGCCCGTCGATTCCTGTGAACAGGTCGGTCAGCGCTTTCATGGGCGCCTGCGCGGAATATCCTGCTGCGGGTCGCTTCTCTCCTTGAGCACCGCGAGCGTCTCGTTCTGCTTGCCAAGCGTTTGCTGGATCTCCTTCACGTCCGCGTGCAGCTCGGCGAGCGACTCCTTGGTGAAGACGCGACTCGTGTCGAGGTCGGTGCGAACCTGCTCCACCCGCATATCGCGCTTGGCCTGGTCGGCAGAGTAGGCGCCGTAGCCAATGGCGCATGAGACGGCGACCTGCGCCATCAGCAGCAGCGTCCCAGTGTTGACGGTCGGGTCGAAGCGGACGAGCCGCCTGCGCGGGGAAGCGTCGAGAGGCATGCGGTCGCTGTCGCTCATAGGCACGCCCAGGTTGGCGCGTTGTGCGGGGAATCGAGCACCGAGTCGAAATCAGGCTGCTCCATGCTCGACGTATTGACGAAGGCGGCGCCCACTTGGAGCGGCTTGATACCGTGCCAGCGCGTCGCGTCGAATTCGAGCGTGTCGCCGTTCGCCAGTTCGTGGACATCGCCGGGGTGAACGAAGACGAGGATGCGCCCGGCCGTGCAACGAATGTCGTGCTCCATGCCGCTGCCCGGCTGGTGAGCGTGCAACGCAAGCCCGGCGTCCATGTCTTCACAGACGTAGCTAGTGCTGCGGCCGCGGGTCGAGACCTTGAGGCGGCTCATTATGTGTAGGCGAAGATGACGAGCCCGGGATTCCCGAGCGAGTACCCAAGGTTGCCCGCGCCCAAACCGCCATGGCCCCCATTGGTGCCTGTGCCGTTCGTGCCAGCGACACCTGCGCCGCCGACGCCAGCCACGCAATTCGCGCCGTTGCTGCCGCTGTTGCCGGTCGTGTTCGTGGTGTTGCCGCCGCTGGCCGAACCGCCGCCGCCGCCCGTGCCGTTGACGACGCCCGTGGCGTTCGTGCCGACACTGCCTGAGTTGGCGGTCATCGTCGTCACAGTGAAGGTGCCGCTGCTCACGCTTGAGGCGTTGTTTCTGGCGCCGACGGTGTATGCCATCGTCTGGCCTGCGTAGCCTGAGACGCTGATGACGGTCTTGCTGTAGCCGCCGGAGCCGCCGCCGCCGCCCCCATACAGGGTGCATGAGCCGGTGCCCGTGCCGCCGTCCCCCGTGCCGCCCCACGCCTCTATCGTGAGGCTCGATGCGCCCGTCGGGATTGTCTCCGTCGCGCTGGTCGGGCTGCTGTAGGTGTGCTTCAGCGGAGCGAATCCGCTCGGCAGCACCAGCAGCCCCATTTGCGATATGCCGCTCACGTCAAGGCGATCCCGTTGATGCGCCAGCGCGTCGTGCCGACCTTTCGCGCGGTGGCGACGCCGCCCGCCGCGAGCGTGCGCGATCCCGTCGAGCCGGTTCCATCCAGAACCAGCGTGTCGCTGCTGATCGAGAGCGTCAGCGTTCCCGCCGAGAATTCGTTGTCGAAAGAGATCACCGTGCCGATCGGATAGGCGACCGAGGCATTCGACGCGATGGTGAAGGTCCGCGCAGTCGTGTCCGATGAAGGGTGATAGATGCAATAGCCCTTGTCTGCGAGGACCGTCGTGTAGTTGGCGCTTTGCGAGTTCTGCGGCACGCCCTTGTAGCCAAGTTCGTTCGTGCCGTCCGTGCACCCGGCGATCACGGCATTGGCCGTCGTCGCCGTCGTCGCCGTCGTCGCGTTGCCCGACAGCGCCGCCGTGATCGTGCCCGCACTGAAGTTCCCAGAAGCGTCGCGCGCAACCATCGTGCTCGCGGTGTTCGCATTGGTCGCGTCGACGCCGATCGTGACCGCGCTGGAGCCGTTGTAGGAGGTCCCGGTCAGATGCGTCCCGAACGTCAGCGTTGAGCCTGTCGACGAGATCGTGATGTTCGAGGACCCGTCGAAAGACACTCCGTTGATCGTTCTCGCCGTCTGCAGCGTCGTCGCCGTAGACGCATTCCCGGCCAAAACCGCGCTGATCGTGCCGGCGGAGAAGTTGCCTGAGGCATCCCGCGCGACGACGGTGCTGACGGTGTTGGCGTTCGTGGCATCGGTGCCGATCGTCACGGCCGCCGAACCATTGAAGGAGCCGCCGGTCAGATGCGTCCCGAACGTCAGAGTGCTGACCGATGCGCCGATGGTGATGTTGGCCGAGCCGTCGAAGGCGACGCCGTTGATCGTGCGCGCTGTCTGAAGCGCGGTCGCCGTCGTGGCGTTGTAGGTCTGGCCCCAGGCAACGGAATCCCCCGGATTTGCGCCAGCTCCGAGCCCTGTGAACTTGTAGCCTCCCATCGGCAGATTCGCCGTCGGCGTGCTCACTCCGGTCTTGGTCATGCACTGGCTGAGCGCGTTGGCGATGTCTTGCGCGTCGCCGTCCATGCGAGACGGAGTGATCGGGATCGCGTTGGCCGCGTCGGTGACCCAGTTGTAGATTCGGGTGTAGAGGCCGGAGCCGTTGAATGCCATGCCGTTACTCCGATGAGACTGCTACAGTGCGCGCGTGGACGCAGGAACGACCGCGGCTTTCGGCACCTTGGCGGGCATCTGCGCCTATGCCGCAATGAAGGGTTTGGCGAGCGCCTACAGGCGCTGGCGAGCGCGGCGTCACGGCTGGCCTCCTGGCTGAGGCACGGGCACCGGGCGCGCGCCGCCGAGCAGCAGCGACGTGCCGAGCTGGTTGGCCTGCGAAGGCGCGACGGCGCCTGTGTCCGACAAGTCGCCGCGCAGCGCGCGCGCGATCATTGCCTTGCGAGCCAGTGCACTCGTCGCGCCGCCGATGAGCGGCACCTCGTGCAGCATGTCCAGGATCGCGCTGCCGGTGTTGGAGCGGTTCACCGGCGAGAAGGCCGGCTCTGAGTTGATGTAGGAGCCGACGCGGCCAATGGCGTTGAGGTCGTCGAGCTGGTCCGGGCCGTAGATCGACTTCAGCACATCCGGCCCGAACGTCTGGTTCAGCGCCTGCGCATAGCGCTCGGGCGTGAACACCTTGTCGCCGGCCATGTTCTGCCCGAAGGCCGACATCTGCAGCTTGTTGCCGACCTGGCCTTGCAACGCTTTCAGGCCGGCCGGGCTCGACTGCCTGAGCACGCCGGCCATGCCGGCGACGTCGCTCGCGTTGCCGTTCGTGACGAAGCGGCGCACGAAGTCGTCGGGCGCGACGTTGCCGTAGACGGAGGCCTCCAGCGCCGGCACCTGGTCGTGGAGCGCAAAGCGCTGCGCCGCGAGCGCTCGAGCAGGAGCAAATGCGCCGCCCTGGTCGTCCGCGCCCAGCACCGCCTGCTTGACCGAGTCGCCGAGCTGCTTGAGCGCGAGGTTCGTAGCCGGCTCGACGCTCTGGTTCTGGTTGATCGTCTTCAGCAAATCTTCGGCGTCCGATACCGAGAAGACGCGCCGCTGCGTGCCGCTGTTCAGGCCGAGTGCCTCGAAGCTGTTTCGCACGCCTGAGGGCACGCGGTCGCCGAAGCGCTGCAGCACGCCTGCATAGTCCTGTGCCAGCCCCTGCAGCGGAACGTCGAGCTGCGAGCCGGTGCTCGCCGCCGCGTCCTGATAGGCCTGCGTCACGCGGCCCTTGAGCGACATGTCGTGGGCCTTCAGCGCGTCCATGATGGTCTGCGCGTCGCCGAGGTCGGTAGATCCAGTGCCGGCAGTCTGGCGCAGCGCCTGCGCGAGCTGCTGGTTCTGGCCGTTGAAGCGCTGCAGCAGCGGCGCACCCGACGGCGTGCCGCGCCAGTTCTGCTCCTGCGCGAACTGGCCCGGATCGCGCGTCACCTGGCCGAGCGTCGGGGTCATGCCAAGCGAGCGGAAGTCCGCGGCGCGAGCGGCGGCCTGCGGATCGGCGCCGGGATTGTTCGCGATGAGCGATCCCGTTCGGCCGGCCAGGTCTTGCGCACGGCTCGCAGAGGGCGGCAGCGGGGACTCCGAGGTCGCGGCTTCGACGGCCGGCGCTGCGATTGCCGGATTCCCTACTGGCGGCGCGATGGCGCGGCTCGCCTTCGTCAGCGCCGACCCTGCCAAGCTCGAGCCGACGCCGCCGGCGACGCCGCCGAGCAGCCCGGCGCCGAACTGCCACGCTGGGCCGAGCCCCGCTTCACGCGCACCGCCGGCTGCCGCGCCCGCACTTCCTGCCGCGATGGCTTGGTTGGCAGGCACCGCGGTGAGCGTGCGCCCTGCCGCTTGGGCCATCGGCGCCGCAGAACCGAGCAGCGCCTGTCCGAGCTTGTACGTGCCGCCGACGCCGGCCATCGACGAGGCGGCGTCTTGAACGACGCGCTCGGTCGCGTTCTTCGGCTGCGGAAGCCCGGCCGCGTTCTCGGCCTGCTGCACCAGCTCGGTCGGCATCTGCAACATCGGGATGCTCGTGCCAGCCAGCGCATTGATGCCCTTGCTGCCGTAGTTGATCGCGGTGTTCAGGCCATTGCCGACGAGCGCCGGCAATCCGGTGACGCCGGTGACGCCGGCGCGCGCAGTCAGGCCTGCTTGTCGCGTGAGCTCGGCAAGAGCGCGGTCCCACCACGAGCCGGCCGGAGCGGCCGCGGCCGGAGCGGGCGCCTTCGATGCCGAGAGCTGGTCGGCCCATCCCGTCGGCGCAGAGGCCGGAGCAGCAGCGGCGAGGTCGTCGGCCCAGCCCATTTACTGAACGCCCATCGCCTGCAACGCCTGGGCCTTGTCGGCGAGCGTCGGGTCTTGCTTCAAGATCATCGCCCCGTAGGCCGCGCGCTGCGTCGGGTCGGCGATGTTTTTCCACTGGAAGATGCGCGGGTCTGCGGCGCGATCGAACTCCTGTTCGGTCGCGTTGTAGGTGACTGGGTCATTCCTGCCATTGATCGGCCCGAGCACCTGCGCCTTGGCCTGCTTTTTGACGTTGATCGCCTTGATCGAATCGACCGCCTCGTTGATGGCAGGCGCGACCATGTGGCTGCTAGGGTAGGCCGCGCCGAGGATTGCGCGGGCCGCGTCCGTCGACAGGCCGCCCGAGCCGAGCTGCGCCACGATCTGGTTGCTGTACTTGTCGAGCAGGTTCTTCGCCGTCAGCGCGTCCGTCGCCTTGTCGGAGCCGGCCAGCGAGAGCAGCGAGTTCGTGAACTGCATGCGGTCGGAGAACTGGCCGGTGTCGGCCTTCGGCGCCAGCAGCTTGATCTGGTCGAGGTAGTTGTTCACGTTCGGAACCTGGCCGGCCTCGGCCTGCAGTGCAGAGAAGCGCGCGTTCATGTCCTTCTGCTGCCCTTCGCGGCCCGCCTGCACAGCCGGATCGGGGCCGAGAATGACGCCCGGGCGTGCGGCAGGGACCGCAGGGACCGCTGCGGAGGCGCCCGACGCTCCCGGGACCGGAGCGACCGGGGACGCCGCAGGGGGGAGCGCGCGGATTCCTCCTCCGCCGCCACCGCCGCCGAAGAGCGTGCCGCCAAAGCCTGAGCCCGGCTTGGCACCGTCGACGCCAGGAACGCCGGTGAAGATCGTGTTCGCCTGCTTGGCGCCCTGCTCCGCTCCGGCGATGCCTGCGTTGGCGTTCGCGTAGCCCGGAATTGCCGCCGCCGTTGGCGCCAGCGGGTTGTCGAAATTCAGATTGATCCCGTCGGCCGTCTTCGGCGCGAAGAACACCGGCTTCAGCGTGCGCGGGTCAAGCACCGGCGTGCCCGGCTTGGCGTCGATCGGCGCGATGTAGTTCTCTTTCGAGATCGCGGCGTCGATCTGCGCGGCTTGCGGCGAACCGTCCGGAACCAGTCGGCGCGCGAGCTGGAGCTTCTGCAGCGGCGTCATGTTCTGCGTCTGCAGGTTGCCCTGTACGGTCGAGCCGATGATCGGATCGCGCACGTTCCTCTGCTCCGGCGTCTGCGTCTGGTTGGCGAGCAGCGTCTCGACCTGCTTCATCGCGGCCGGGTCGCCGTTGCGCGCAGCCAGGACGAGCATGGGAGGAAGACCGCCGGGATTCATCGACGTCGGCGAGACGCCGCCCGGGATGCCGTTGGAAGGCGCAGGCGTCGGCGCGCTCGAGCTGGCGCCCGGCATGGTCAGGGCCTGCGCGAGAGCTGCATTTGCGGGGGTCGGGCCGCCGCCGGCGCTCAGCGCAACAGAGGACGGAGACGGCCCGGGAGCCGGCGAAGGCTGCCCCGCGCCGAGTTGGCCGAGTTGCATCTGCGTGCCCTGCGCGATGTTGCTCGCCTGGCCGGAGATCGCGTCGTTGCCCATCTTGCCGCCCAAGTAGGCCGACAGCAGCTTGTTCGCTCCTTGGGTCCACGAGATGCGCCCGTGCGGGTCGTAGCTGATGGGGTCCAGCCCCTGCTGCATCAGCGCCTGCGCCATCTGCTGCTGGCGCTGCACGCGCAGCATGTTGGCGACGTAGTTCGGGTCCATCGCCAGCGCAGGATTCGCCAGCGGCGCGGCGCCCATCGGGTTGTAGGTGTTCGGAGCGGTCGCCATCACCAGGCCCCGCCCTTGCTCAGGAGTTGCGCGAGGATCGCGTTCTGCTGCGTTTGCTGCGACGTCTGCATCGGGTACATGCGGCCGGCCGGCGAGGCCGGATCGGGCAGAACGGTGTCGCCTCCTCCGGGCGTCGAAGCACCATAGCTGACCGGCGAGGCCGGATCGGGCGCAACGGTGTCGCCTCCTCCGGGCGTCGAAGCACCATAGCCCGGCGAGGCCGACGTGCCGCCAGGGTTGACGAGCAGGCTCGGGCCATTCGGGCCGTAGCCGCCGACACCATAGCTGACCGGCGAGGCCGGATCGGGCAGAACGGTGTCGCCTCCTCCGGGCGTCGAAGCACCATAGCCCGGCGAGGCCGACGTGCCGCCAGGGTTGACGAGCAGGTTCGGGCCATTCGGGCCGTAGCCGCCGATCGTGCCGGGGGCAGTGGCTCCAGTGCCCTGCGCACCGGGCGCCTGCGCGCCACCGACGGGGATGGACGGAGTTGCCCCGTCGCCGCCGTTGGGCACCGGCAGGATGGTCGACTTCGAGGGCATCAGCGGCATCTGGCCTTGGCCGAAGCCGCCGCCGCTCATCTGCGCGGCCTGCAGCATCTGCGGGCTCCACGCTTGGGGCGCGATGCCGACCGGCGTGGGCTGCGCGGCCGCCGGCATGAGCGGGTTCGGCGCGGTGCCACCCAGGCCGCCGGGCGTGGGCGAAGCTCCTGCGAGGGGCGTTCCGAGATTCATGGTGTTCTTTCAGTCGCCCTGAGGCTGAGTCGGCCCCATGAAATTCAGGGCGCCCGGGGCGACGTAGCCGGGGCTCGACGGGTCGTATGTGCCAACCGGCGCGACCGTGCCGCCCGCGTTGCCCTGATTGAGCAACTTGCTCAGCATCTGGCCTTTGAGGTAGCCGCTGAACAGGGTCGAGGCACCGTTGGCCGGCGAGTAGGCGCCGTGCTGATCGAACCCCTGGCCGCCCATGAGGCCCTGAGCCTGCTGCGACTGCATCAGGGCGTAGGCCATCTTCTGCTGCGGCGTCAGGTTCGCGCTGTTCAGCAGCGGCTGCTGCTGCGAATTGGTGATTGGCGGGATGGTCTGGATGGGGTCCATATGGATTCCTTCAGAGCGACCCCAACAGCGCCAGCAATCCGTCAAGCCCAGAGCCGGCCGCCGCCGAGCCACCGGCGCTGCTCAGCCCATAGGCGGTCAAGGCGGCGCCGCCGAGTCCGTACAGGCCGCTCGCGGTGTTGTTCGCGCTGGCCAGGTTTCCCTGGTACGCCGCGTTCGCGGCGTTGGCGTAGCTCGTGTTCGGCAGCGACGAGTTGAACTGCGGCCCCGACGGCGACGCGAGGCCGCTCACCGCCTGCAGCTGCTGGATCGGCAGGTTGCTCTCCGTCGCGCCCTGCCCGAACGCCTGGCTCTCGCCCTGAAGGCCGGTGCCGTAGCTTTGGTTGATGGCCTGCTGCGTCGCCTGCCCCTGCGTGTTCGACAGCAGACTCTCGGCGTTCGCATAGGCCGCCGGGTTGCTCTCCTCGTTGATGCCCTGGTTTGCCAGCGTGTCGCCGAGTTGCTGCGTCTGCTGGTTGAACACCGGGTTCAGGTAGCCCATCGAGGACTGCAGCGCGTTCGATTGCTGGCCGTTGAATTCCGACTGAAGGTTGTCCGGATTAAGCGCCGGATTGACGCCGCCGATCTCGGAGGTGAGTGCACCTTCGGCGCCACCCAGGCCGGTGCCCATCTTCTCCTGCTGGGAGAGCAGCGACTGCTGCTGCGGCGCCAGCGTCGTGTTCTCCGAGTAGATCGGAGTTCCGTCCGGGTTCGTGCCGGTCTTCGACCAGTTGAGCGACCCGTAGGGGCCGTTCTGGTCGATCGCCTGAGACTCGGTCGTTGCGGTCGCAACAGCCGAGGGTGATGGGGGAGTCGCGCCGCCGCCGTTGCTCATGTCAATGCACCCAGCGGCATTGCTGCCGCGTCATCGTGAAGAGAAGAAGATCGCCCTCTCGGCCGGCGTCCTTGATGAGGCACTCGACCTCGAAGCCGAGGTGCTCGTTGAAGCGCCGCGCCTTCTCATTCGTCGAGTCGACGGGGCCGATGACCTTGCCGACCCCGAGCTGCTTGAAGGGATAGGCGAAGCACGCCGTGATGAACGAGCGGTTCAGCCAGTGCGCGCCTTCGGAGGCGATGTGCATCGACACGCTGCGGCCGAGGAAGTTGTCGAAGACGACTCCGGCGATGAGTGCGCCATCGCGCTCGAGCCCGATGACGTTGCCGCAGCTCGGGTCCCACCTCGAGCCCAGCCGCTCGCAAACCCATGGCCCGACGCGGTGATCGTTGAGGACCACGCGCTTCACTGCGGGCCTCCAGGGATGTAGGCCACGTCAGTTGCCTGCCACGTCACCGTGGCCCCGGTCGTGGCGAACGCCATCGATGGGCTCCCACAAAAGCCGATGCCCGGTGCGTTGATCCAGTTCTTGTATGTCGCAAATGCAGACGACCATGGGCTAAACCATGGCGAGCCCCAAGGCGTTCCTGTGGCGACGACGAAGCTGAAGACATTCGACGGCGCGAGCGTATTGAAGTCGGTGTTGATCTGAAACGACGGCGTGATCGGCGCGTTGCTTTGCAGCAGCGGGCGCGCCATCGTGAATTCCTTGTTGGTATGGCTGCCGAAGTAATTGGGGGCCTGAACGGCCGCGCAGTTGATCGGCGCTCCGGCGTCGCTGGCTCCGATATCGCACTGATAGACGGCCGCGATGCCCCCGTTGCTGCCGCCGTAGTAGAGGAGGTCGCCGACCGTCTCGAAGCACGTCGCAGTGCTCCATCCAGTGAAGCGGCACCACGACCGGTTCAGCGTGTTCATCACATACTGATAGGCGTTCGACGCCGCCGGCACGTTGAGGACGACCTTGTTGCCGAACGGGTAGAGGATTGGCTGCCAGCCCTGCAGGCCGCCGAAGCTCACCACATCGTTGTTGATGAGGTTCCTGATCTTGTCGGAGACGGCGATCGCCTTTTGCGAGCGGTCGGTGAGCATGGCCTCTGACAGCGGAATCAGCCCGTCGGCGCACATGATCGCCACGTCGGAGCCGATCTTCATGTCGCAGCGGTAGCCGACGGGGCGGCCGATGCGGAATGTTCCGACCTCGTACCATGTGGCGGCCAAGCTCGGGTCGTTCCCCTGAAAGACGACGACCTCGCCCTCGCTCGTGACGAAAGCAATCATCTGCGTCATGCCCGAAGTCGTCTCGATCGTCCAAGGGACTGCTGCGACCAGGTAGCCGCCCAGCCGCGTCAACGTGCTCATGTCCAGGTAGGTGGCCGCACCGCCAATCGAGAGCGCGGGCAGGTACCACGCCAGCATCGAGTTCTTCTGGATGAAGAAGAGCCGGTTCGAGTAGACGCAGAGGTTGACCCATGCGCTGGTGGCGACGCCAGTCACCGAGGGCGAATAGGTGTAGGTGCCAAGAACCGTCATCACGCCGCCGGGAGCCGAGCCGGCGACGTAGGTGAATGTCGTGGCACCCGTGACCGTGATGACGGCATTGCTGACGTTGTAGGCGGCCGGCGTCGCCCCGACCACGGTGACGGTGCACCCGGTGGCCACGCCGTGAGCGGTTGCGGTCGTGATCGTGCAAGTCGTGCTCGCCGCACTTGCGCTCGAGATCGCGGCACCCGTTCCGTTGCCGACCGTCTGCCAGCCACTTCCGTTGTAGAGCAGCATCGAGTCGGTGCCGTTGACGCAGACCAGGTACTGGCCGCCGCCGGCGCCGAAGTTGCGCGTCTGCCAGTAGTCGAGCGTGGCGCCGGTGAAGACCTGCGGCTGCGAGCCCGCGCTTGAGCAGTCGTACCAGGAGCCGTTGTTTGCCGCGGCGAAGAGCTTTCGCGATCCGCTCGACGGCGAGAATTGGGCGAGTGTCAAGACGTTGCCGGATACACCCGCAATTGTGTTGGCCAGCAGCTCGCCATTTCGCGTGACGACAGCACTCGGCGTCGGGTACATGTTGTCGAGCACGACCGCATCCGTCTCAGGCATCGCCGCGATCGCGTCGCGCGCGTTGAGGCCGCCGATCGGAGCGGGAATGCTCTCGATCTGCGCGATCTGCCTCCTGCTCGGCTTGGCGATCATCAGAACGTGCCCGACCCGTAGCCGGTGTCGGGGATCTGGTTGCTCGTCAGCAGCGCCACGTCGGGCGTCTGGACGTCGGTGCGCAGAATGCGCGCTCCGGTGTCGTGGCCGATCTCGCGCTGGATGGCGCGGTCCCACGTCTCGTAGAGCTGCTGGTAGTCGAGCCCCTTGGCCGCCTTGTAGCGCCACATGATGCCGAGCGTCATGAGGTCGTCTTCGAGCACGTACGTGTCGCCGTCGGTGGTGAAGGAGCTTGCGGCGACCGTGCCGCCGGTCATCGCCCAGTTGAGCGAGTAGTACTCGAACACCAGCAGATTGCTGTCGTACGGGATCGGATCGACGTAAAAGAGGCTGCCCATGAGGCGCCACCTGCGCCGCGGCCCGGTGGGCGAGAGCCCCGACTTGAGCACCTGCCACTCCTGCGGCGTGAGCGGCCCGAAGAGCTGCCAGCGATAGCCGCGGTCCCACTGCGTGCCGGGGATCGAGAAGTTGTAGTCGCTTGGCAGCGAGTAAGACTCCTGCCCGAAGGCAATCGACGTGTTCGTGCTCGTAAGCGAGGCCACGTTGCCGACGGTGACCTGGTTGCCGACGACTGCGGTGACGTACGTCGGGTATGGAAATCCCGTCGCGTTCGAGCCGCCGCTCGTGCACACCGCCCAGCCGATCTGGGGAGCTTGAGTCGGCGGGGTGCCGATCGTGATGACGTTGCTGCCTGTCGTGAACGAGCAGTTCGGGATGATCCCGGTGCTCTGCACGTTGAAGGTGTACTCCTTGCGAAGCTCCTGCCAGCCCCAGGCCGAGGTCGAGCGCTTCGAGGTCTCCTTGCCTTCGCGGTTGGCGAGGGCAAGGAGCTGCGTCGCGGTCAGGTCGGCCGCGTTGGTCGTGCTGACGACAGTGTCCAGCCCCAGTTCGCTGCAGGCGTCGTTGACCATCGTCAGGATGGTCTTCTTCGCCACGGCTTACCTCGTGTAGAACTGCAGAACGCCGCCGACGAGGCCGGCGCAGACGATGACCACGCCGGTCACCGTCGCCAGGCTGAAGCCCACGTTCGCGCCGAGCGCATTGATCTGCGCGCCGGAGGGCGGATAGATGAGACAGGCGTTTGCACCGCTGTTGTAGACGAAGCAGGAGTCGCTGGCGGCGAACTGCGGGCCGCCCAGGATGACGCCGGAGCTCGCCGGGGTCGTGGCGATCTGCACGGTGTCGCCGTAGATGGGCGTGGCCGTACCTTGCGTGGTGCCGGCAGCGACGACGCCGGTCTGCGTGTCGCCGGAGATCTGGTTCGCAGCGGCTGCGGCCAGGCCCACCCCGATGAGTTTCGATGCTCGGTTCATGCGGTTTCCTCTTGCGCCTTCGGGCGCTTGGTACGTTGGGCGGCCAGCTCGGCGAACTGCTGCTTGAGCGCCTCGATGTCCGTCTTGAGCGCGTCGTTCTGCGCCTTCAGGCGAGTCACCTCTGCGCCGCCGGTGGCGTTCTTCAGCCACGTGATGGCCTTCTCGCGCAGATCGCGGGCGCCGAGCCAGGTGAGCGCGTTGTCCGGCAACGCCGCGAGCTGCTCGACGGTGTGCACGTTCATCGCCTTCAGGTTCATGGCAACCGCCTTGGTGAGCGGCGGCCACTCCAAGATCGGTGTTCCCTCGTGGACTTCGGCGGCCTGGTTCTTGAACGCCTGCCACTGCTTGGGCCAGCGCTCGGAGTCGAGCGGCGCGTCGTACGGCATGTCGCCGGTGCGCTCGAACTTCGCGGGCCGCTTGACCTCCGTCGAGCGGTTGCCGGGGAAGACGATGCGCACGTAGGGCACGTCGCGAAAGATCGCGCGGCCGGCTTGCTGCGACTCGAATGGGTGCTCGACGCTCTCCATGTAGAAGGTGACGTAGAGACCGGTGTCGTCGCCGTGCGACACGGTGAGATTGGAGCCTCGGCCGTGGATCGTCGGCAGGACAAGTTCGCTCATTGCAGTCCTTGAAGTGGAAGGGGATCAGGGAGCCGGCGCAGGAGCCGGCGGCGCGGGAGCCGGCGGCGCGGGCGGCACGTACGCCGCTTGCACTTCGGCGACGTAGTCGCTCGGGCTCGGGTGCCGGTTGGCGACGGCGATGGCCAGGGCGACCGCTGCTACTTCGTCTGATGTCATGAAACGCTCCTTGGAAAAAATGCCCGGCTGCGTCAACAGCCGAGCCAAGTCACTCGACGGGAGATCGGGTGATCAGGTGATGGCGCCTTGGGCCAGCGGGAACGTGCCCCAGACGACAGCGACGTTGCTCGGCAGCGTGATCAGGCCCTTGCCGCTGCCGAACTGCGCCGATACCGCGCTGGCGTACTGCGTGCCCTGGCACTGCTTGGAGGCCACCGCCGCGGGCGTTACCAGGCCGTTGCTCGACCAGAACGTCTGGTTGCCGATGGCAGGCGCGCCCGCGGTGTAGGCGCACATGGCGCCTCCCACCTGGAACCAGCCGTATTGGCCGCCGAACGGGTTGGCCGGCGTGCTCGACGTGGTGTACGCCAGCGGGTTGCCGAGCGCCACGCCGAGCGACAGGCCGCTGTTGGCGGCGCCGGTCCACAGCGTCGCCTTCAGGATCAGGTTGCCGAACGTGTCGGTGCCGTGCGTGAACTGCACCACCTGGCCCGCGCCGATGCCCGGGACGTACGTTCCGACGGTTGTCGCCGACGCGATCGGGATATTGCCGTTGGCCGCGAGGTTGTTGACGATGTTCGGGTTGGAAAAGCTCCAGCGCTGGTCCCACACGAAGTTCATGTTGATGGTGAACGTCGTGCCCGACGGCACCGTGGCGATCTGCCAGATGCCGTTGTAGGCGCTCGGCACCACGCCGGCCAGTTGCACCGGCGAGCCGATCAGAAGACCGTGAGCGCTGCCCGTGGTGACGGTGGCGATGCCGGCCGACACGGTGATGCTCGAGATCGTCTGCGCGGTGATCGGCGCGACTTGGGCGTAGGTGAAAAAGCCCCCGCCGAAGACCGCGTCGACCGCGTCGACGAAGACGGAAGGGTAGGCGTAGCGGCCCATCTTGCCGGCGTTGGAGCCGACGAGAGAGTAGGGGCCGCCGCCGATGTTGTCGGAGATGTACAGGTCTGGGGCGCCGACCACGCCGTCTTGGATTGCGAAGCTCATTCGAGTTTCTCCTTGGATGGGGTAGGTGGCTTACGCGGTCAGCGTGCCTTGCAGGAACGCGTTCGACAGCGTGAGCTGGCCGGCGAAGCCGATCAGCTTGACCATCGCGTCCTGGTTGACGGCGAAGCGGTCCTCGCCGATGGGCACGAAGTTGCGCTTGCTCGACGGCCGGAAGAAGATGTAGTCCGTGTTCAGGAAGAACATCTGCGAGGCTGGAGCCCCGCCCCCGTAGCCGCCGTCGAGCACCACGTCGGCCGACATGTACTTCAGGCCGTCGAAGCCCGCCATCGCCTTGTCGTCGCTGGCGACGCGCTGGATGGCCTGCATGCTCTCCAGGTACATGCGGTAGTAGTTGTTGTCGGCCACGATCAGGTCCACCCGATCGGCACCGCGCACCTGCTGAACCCACAGGCGGTTCATATAGCTCTGGATGTTCGCGGAGGTGACCGCAGCGCCGCCGTTGGTGACGCCGGAGAAGACCTGGTTGCGCCAGAAGGGCCACGCAGAGCGGTCGATGCCGCCCACCGTGCCGCTCGTGGGCGAAGACGACACCAGCAGTTGCAGGCCGCCGATCTGCCGGCCGCCGTCGGCCGTGCCGTCGCTGTAGCAGTCGAGGGCGATGTTGTTGACCAGCGTCTTTTCGGCGTTGCTGATCCGGCTCTGCAGCAGGTCGATGATCCGCTCTTCGCCGTCGTTCTGGATTTCTTCGAGGCCGGAGATGCTGATCGCAACCGCGGCCTGCGCCCAGTTGTACTCGCCCGCGGTGAAGACATCGCTCGGCGTGATGTTCAGCATCTCGTAGCCGCTGTAGCGCTTGAACGTGCCGTTCTCGGCGTATTCGAGCTCTTGCACGATGGTGCGACCACCGCCCACCGGCTTGACCTTGCCCTTGGCCTTCAGGCGGCGCAGGAGGGCGTTGTTCTTGCTGACGTTGTCTGCCAGCTTGCCGGTGCGATTGCGAAGCGTCGTCGTGACGATTTCCGTCATCGCCGAGCTTGGGTTGATCAGGGACATGTCGAGTCCTTCGAGAAGGGGTTGCTACTCGCCCCTCGAATTGACCTCGCGTATGGCAGCGCGGATGTCGTCTTCGACGGACGCATTGGGGTCGGGAGGGACCAAGTTCGCTCCGGCTGAGCCAGAGGGCGAACCCGTCAAAGTCGAGCCAGCGGCTCTTGCCTGCCTGGCACGCTGCCGCTGACTCTCCTGGCGCTCCTGGTCCTGCTGTTGCAGGAGAAGTGGCCGGATGTCGGGGCGCGCCCAACAAGCCTTCTCGTAGGCGTCGGCGATGTCTGTCGCCAGCCCTTGACCGAGCAACGCGGCCATCTCGGACCGGACGTTCTCGAAGTACACGTTCTTCGGGTCTGCGGCGAACTGAGCCAGCGTCTGCTGCACCTCGTGGTTCGTCGCTTGCTCGACCTGCGCCGCCTGCCGCGAGTCTCTCTGCTTGAGCTCGTCGATCTCCCTGCGGAGGGCGGCGATCTCGGGAGAGACCTGCTGGCCGGGCTGCTGCTGGCCGGTCAACTTGGCGAATATCCTATTCGGATCGATGCCGTACGTCTGCATCATTCCGATCAAAAGACCCTCTTTTTGCTCCGAAGTCCCCGCCCGGAGTGCGTATGCGGTGTTCAGGAGCGCATTCACCGCCTTGACCGGGTCGCTGCCTTCGGCCTTGATCATCGGCAGGTAGGGACGGACGACTTGGTCCATCGTCTTGCCGAACTGGCGGTGCTCGTCCTGCTGGCTCATGCCGCGCTGCACGTCGGCCTCGCGCTTGGCGATCTCGGCCTTCAGGGTCGGACTGAGCTTGGCGAACTCGGCCTTGGCGGCGGGCGACCACGTCGCGGGCGGCTGGTGCGCGGGAGCCAATGTCTGCTGGCCGGGCTTGTGCTGCGGCAGCCTGAGGGTCTGGCGCTCCGTGGCCTGCCCCGCGGTCTGCTCAGTGGTGCGCTCTGCGGGCTCGGTACGCTCCGTGCGCTCGGCCGGCTCCTGCTCCGCGCGCTGCGTGACCTCGCGCGCCGGCCGCTCGGCAGGCTCGGTGCGCTCGGCGACAAAGCGGCCGCCCTCGTCTCTCTGGCGCTCGCGCGCGTCGGCAAACGCCTGCTGCAGTGCTCCGCGCAGATCGTCGCCGGAGTCCTCGACCAGGTCAGTGCTCTCGTGCTCGATGACTGCGGTGTCGGTTGCCATGGATCAGGCTCCTGTCGGTGGGCGGAAGGTGTTTTCGGGGAAGCGGTCGAAGTCGAGTTCGCCGGTCCACTCGATCGGCTGCTTCGGGATGGCGAAGCGGAAGACGCGGCGGAACTCGGCGCAGTCGGGGCGTGGGCAGCAGCCGGTTGTCGTCTCGGGCAGCGGGCCGAGCGGCACCGGCGTGATGTGGACGCGACTGCCGCAGGACGCACACGCGTACTGCCCGCTGGCGTTGAAGAGGTGGCTCACCGCGTGTACTTCGGCAGCACTTCGCGCACGGCCTCGGTGAGCTCGCGGCGCACGTCGAAGTCGCCAGTCGGCGGCCGGATCGAGGGCGGCGGCTTCAGCGGCTCGTTGCCGACCTCGATATAGCCGTTGCGCTTGAGGTAGGCGCGGTGCTGGGCGCGGCCCTGGATCACGGGAGCTTTGCCGGTGGCGACATCCACGCCCATCGCCTGGTACGGCGAGATGTCGGCGGCCACCATCGGCAGGCAGATGCGCCGCCGCATCGCGGTGTCGCAGCAGACAGGCAAGTCGTCGTCCATCTTGGCGACGGAGCGATAGATGTCCTGCTGGGCGCCACAGCAGTCGCAAAGCAGGGCGTACAGGGGCATCAGCCGCCGCCCTCGCTCGCGGCCCTGGCGCCGCTGATCTTCGCGGCGTCGATGGTGGTGTCCGCCGCGATCTCGGCGACCTCGATCTTGTTGGCGAGGTCGAGTCGCTTCATGAGCAGGTTGAACTGACGATCGCGCTCGTCGCTCTGCGCCTGCATGTGCTGCTTGAACATCTCGGCCTGCTGGTCGAGCCGCGCCTGAGCCTCGGCACGAGCCGTCTCGGCCGCAGACTCGGCGTTCTGGCGCTGCACCTCCGCGTCGGCCTTGGCCTTCTCGACCTGCGCATCCATCGTGGCCTGGAACTGGGCGAGACGCTCCTGCATGTCGATCTTGGCGTTTTCGACCTGAATGTCGCCCTGCGTCTTGGCGGCCTGCATCGCCTGCGCGCTCTGCTGCTTGGCCTGCTCGGCCGCCACGCGCGGATCGGGCGGCTTTTGCGGCGGATGCGCCGCCATCGCAGCCAGCTCGTCCATCGCCGTCTGGTAGGCGGCTTCCGTCTGGCGGCCGACCTTGAACGAGCGCAGCACCAGCATCACCGTTTCGGCAATCGCCGGCGCGAGCTGCGGCACGTTCTGGACTACGCCCATCGCGCCCTGGATCAGGGTGTCCACCACCTTGGCGAACTCGATGCGGGAAGCCTGCTCGGCGCGCTCGTCCTGCATGATGGTCGAGTCGGTCTCGATGTCGATGCGGAAGTTGCGCGCGGGCCGATCGCGCAGGAGCGAGACCACGTCCTCCCACGTCGGCTTTTTCATGAGAGCCAGCTTGTCGGGGTCGGGCGGCGAAGGGGCAGGCCCCAACACGGTGGCCGGGTCGAATGCCGGCTGGGGCGCCTGCGGAGGCTGGCCGGGCTGGGCCGGCGGCTGCATCTGCGCCATCGCCTGCTGATGCATCTGCAGCACTTGCTGCGTGCGCTGCTGGTAGGCCTGCTGCGCCTGCATCTGCACGACGATCTGTTGCTTCTCGGCCGCTCGCAACAGATTGATGCCCGAGAGTTCTGCGATGCTCTCGATCGAGAACTGCCCGCAGATGATCTCGGCGGCGATCTTGATCGCGTCGCGCGCGAACTCCTGGACCTCGCGCTGCAGGTCCTTCAATCGAACGTTGACGTAGCCGGCCTTGGTCTCCTGAGCCGCTGCCGTCTCCTCCGGGTCGCTGACGCCGCGCAGCAGGTCGCTCATCCCGGAGATCTCGTAGATGTCCTGCTTGACGTGCTCGCGCGCCTCGTACAACCCCTTCAGGATGTCGGCGACGTAGCTCACGTCGAGCAGCTCGACGGCGCCCTTCAGGCCGCCCTTCTCGGCGAAGGCAGCCCAAGAATCGACGCTGACGAGGATGTTTTCGCCGCCGCCTGAGAGCAGCGTGGAGAGCGCCTGCACGCCGCTGTCGTGAACGCCCACTACCTTGAGCGAGCGGGTCAGCGACGTGATGCGCTGGCTGAGGCGGTCGAGCTCTCTGGCCTGGTCGCGCCAGAGGATGTAGTCGGCCGTAGGGATGATCGATGCCGACGATGTGGAGGCTTGCAGCGGCTGCGGAAAAGGCCAGAAGCCGTCGAGCTGCAGCGGATCGTCTTGCGGGGCCTCTAGCAGGTCGTCGACGCCTCGGTTGAGGCGAATGACGCGCTTGGTCCGGCGGTCCCAGATCTCGTAGACCTTGGCTTTCGACTGCTCTTGGCCGTCGCTGTCCTTCTCCAGTCCCTCGGGGCGCTGGTCGTACTGAACCTTGGCCGTCAGCTCTGTCTTACCGAAGCGCTTCTCGAGTTCGACGCGATCGAGGTAGCTGATTCGCCAGCAGGCGTCCACCTCTTCCCACGTACGCGCCACGGTGTGGCCGAAGTCCACCCACGGCACGAAGTCGAACTTGGTCTCTTCGGAGATGACCTCTTCCACGTCTTCGGGCGCGTCGTCGGTGAGGCCTGCACCGTCGGCCTTCGAGCCCGCGGGGGCGAGCGCGCCGACAGCAGGCGTGGGCGGGATCGCGCCTGGCTTGGGCGTCGCACCGTCCTGCGAGATGGCCAGCGGATCGGCCGCCGGCACCTTGGCGAAGTGCGGCAGGTAGCGTATCCAGACCACGCCACGCCCGGGCAGCAGGCGGTCCAGCACAGCCTGTCGGATCGAGGCGCCGAACTTCTGCTGCGTCAGCACGTTGACGAGGGCACGCTCGAGGACTTCGCTCGCGGTGCGGCCGATCGGGTCCTTGTCCTTGAACTTGCGGTCGACCTCCGGCGTCGGGTCCTTGCTGTAGAGCGCGGGCTTGAGCGTCTGGATGTTCGACCAGAGAAGGTTGAAGGTGGACAGCCTGGAGGCGTTGTCGTCCTTCTTCTCGGCGATGTAGCGCTCGATGACGAGCTTGCCGCGTTTCTCGAACATCTGCGACTTGCGCTCGTAGCGGCTGATCTCGGCGGCCCAGCGGCGCTTGAGCGCCTTCGAGTCGAGCTCGAGCTGCGGAATCTTCGGATCGACCGATCCGGACTCCGCGGGAGCGTCGTCGAGGGCTCCGCTCACACGAAGATCGCGGTGCCTGCCGCGGTCGTCAAGGCGATGTAGAGCCCGGAGGCGAAGGCGGCAGGGATCGGGTTCCAGCCGGTGTTGATGACGAGGGCGACGCCAAAGTGCGTGCCGCCCGTGCCGGTGCCGTCGTACAGGTCAGCCGTGCCGGCGACGCTGGCGTAGAAGCCGAGCAGTGCGCCTTGGCTCGATTTGACCTGCAGCGCCGCGCCGGCGCCGATGGCGACCGGAGACCCGGCCTGAATGTTGCCGATGCTCATTGGAAACCGTCGCTTTCGAGGAGTGCGTCGTCGCGCTTTTGCCAATCGGACAAGTCGGCGAACGTCGCGTTGTGGAGGAACTTGGGCTCGGGTCGAGCCGGCTTCGCGGGAGGCGTCAGCTCGAGCATCTGGCAGCCGTAGCTGAAGGCATCGCCCGGATGAGAGGCCCAGTCGTGGACGGGCTCCTTGCTCATCTCCTTGGCCTCGGTGTCGTAGTCGAAGTGCCAGCTCGTCAGGCCCGAGATGCCGTCCTCGCAGGGCTCCTCCTCGAACCAGCAGCGGTCGACGACGCGTCTTGCAGCGTTGATGCGGTCGCTGATCTTGGTCTGCGGCACGATGCGCACATGCTCGGTGCCGAACTGGCGGATGAAGCGCTCGGCCGGCGAGTGCTTCGTCGCGAACGTCTTGGCCTTGGCGTCGTGCGGCAGCCAGATCTTGTCGAGCCTCATGCCACGCTCGGCCAACCGTTCTTCGAGCTTGTCGGCCCACTCGTCGGCGTCCATTCCGGTGCCGCCCATGTAGTCGACGATGCCGAAGCCGTCGGCGCGCGGCTGCCAGAACCACCAGCTCGCGGTATCGCGAAAGCCGATGTCGCTGCTGATGCAGACGGGCGCGCCTTCCGGGTCGAAGACGACGCCGTCGGTGACGATGCGGCCCTCGGCTCGCGCTCTCGACATCCAGCGGCCGAGCACCGCGCCGAGGATTGCCGCATCGAAGCTGACGAGGTACTCCTGGTCGTACATCGACTGGCCGAGGTCGACGCCGAAATCAGCCTTGTAGCTGGCAAGCTCGGCGGCCAACTGCTCGGCGGAGAAGACGTTCGTCTGCAGCGCGGACAGGCATTGCGCGAAGGCGCCGGCCTCCTTCTGCGCTGCGCCGAATGTCTTGAAGGCGTGGTTCTTGCCGCGCGGCGTGCTGATGAAGATCTGCCAGCCGCCGTTCTCGGCGAGGATCGGCCGAAGATAGGCCCGCGTGCTGGGGTTGCTGAGCGCCCACTCGGAGTAGACGATGCCGGCCGGAGCGGAGCCCACGAGGCTGTTGAAGTTGTCGGAGCCGACGACCTGCCAAGTCGAGCCGTTGACGAACTCAATGGACATCTCGTTTTCGCGCGTGTTCTTGCGCAGCGCCAGCGGAAAGGCCTCGTCGATGCGCTTCCTGCCGGTGTGCGGGTTGACAGCCGCCCAGATCGCCTTGCGCGCCTGGCTGGCCTCGGGGAGCATGTGCCAGTAGCCGGCGACGCGCTCGAACGCTGCGACGCAGGTCCGATGCAGGCAGATTTCGTCTTTTCCTTGTTTCCCCCGCCCCTTCCAGGACGGGGGACGTACACCCGAGCGGCGATGCCAGATTAGCTCGGCATGCCGCCCACCGTTCTCGAAGTAGTTCCACGCGGCCATTTGGTAAGGCCGCGGGCGCCAGTTGTTGGGGATCCGAACCTTCATAATCGATGGGCGGAGGGTTAGCAACGCTATTTCCCCCCGTCGCTGTAGCGCACGATCTCGACCGTCACGCCCACCGATCCGCCATGGGCGACGTCGAGCTTGTCGCCGTAGCGCTTCGGGTCCCACTTCGCAAGCAGCTTCAGGCGCGTCTCGATCTGCAGCTTGCGATGGCCGAGCATGTCGCCGCGCTTGGTCTCGATGCCGCCATCCGCCTTTTTCGTCGTCTCGACCCCTTCGAGGGGGGTGTCGGCGATCTCCAGCGCCTCGTGCGCGATGGCGTCCCAGCCGCTGACGCGCGCTCGTGCCATGGCCGCCGCGAAGTCGGCGTTGGCCTCCGACCAGTCGTAGACCGTGCGCCACGCCGGCATGCCCTTGCTGCGACAGATTTCCCGCAGATTGACGCCTTCTGCGAGCCGCTGGCAGATCACGTCGGCCTTGGCCTGGTCGTACGCCATCTAGGCCTCGCGCGCCGCGTCGAACGCCGTCTGAAGCCGCTGCAGGGCGTCGACCGGCGGCTGCTGGGTGTCGGGCGCCGGACGGTGCGGCTGCGTGGCGCCGAACTTGGCAGTGCGCCAGCCGCGCAGGTAGGCCGCGTAGCGCGCATCGCCGAAGTCGAAGGGCACAGGCAGCATCGCCCTGCCGGCGATGAAGGCGGCCTCTCCTTGCGCCCGGGCGCCGAGGATGGGGTCGGCCGGCGCCTGGGTCACTGCTGCGCGGCAGTAGCTTGCGGAGAGGCCGCGCCTTGAGCGGGCAAGGTGTGGAACAGGTGCGCCCTCACAGCGCGCACCCACCCTTCGACGACGCTGACCTCGCGGCTGATGAAGTCGCCGGCTTCGGCCTTGAGCTTCTCGAGCGCAGCCTTCTTGGCGCCGAGGTCGGCTTCGAGGCTCGCGATCTCTGCTTCGAGTGCCTGCTGAATCGTCGCCATCGCGTCCCTCCTTGGAAATGAACCGGGCTGGAAATGAACCGGGGAGACTTTTGGCGAGGGCGGCTACTCGGTCAAGGCCAAACAGTGCGGGAAAGGGCGATGAATGCGGTTCAATGCAAGGCTTGCAGACGCCGATTCGCCCGAATAGGCGTTTTCGACAACGGAGAGCGCCAAGCTGATCCTTCGGAACCTTTCCGAATGGATCACCGCATGGACGCAACCGGAACCGCAGCAACTCTCGATCGCGTCGCGCCTTCGGGCTTGATGAAACCGGAGCAGGCCGCCGAGTACCTCCAGATCACCCCGTCGACGCTGGCGGTCTGGCGCAGCACCAACCGCAAGAAGCTGGCCTACGTGAAGATCGGCGGGCAGGTCCGCTACCGACGCTCCGACCTCGACCAATTCATCGCTGACGGCCTGCGCAACGCATGAGCGCGCGAGAGGTCTCGCGCGCAGCTTCCACAGCCCTTTGGTGAACGGCGCGTACGTGCTCGGCGGCGACGCTCACGAGATGGCCTTGAAACGCGAAATCAGCGCGTTGTTCGCCGCAATGTTCGCGGCCAGTCGCCCCGCGTGTTCGCTCATCGTCTTCGAGATGATGTAGCTGAACAGGCCGGGCATGCTTCGGATCTGCGCGCCGTACCAGCGGGCCTGCGCGCGGTGCCAGCGCGGCTGCATCGTGGCGCGGCGCTCGTGCCATGCCTCCTGCGAGGAGAGCCATTCGTAGCGTGCGACGTCGAATTCCGACTTGCTGGCCCTCGTCCTCGGCTTCGCTGCAACCCGCTTCATTCCTGCACCTCGATAGTCTCGCTCGGCGACTTGCAGTAGCTGCACTCATCTGGCTCTGCCGCGGCTCCGCAGTTGCGGCAGAACTCGCGCGGCGCTTCCATGACGACCGGGACGCCCATTATGCAGAGTATTTCTGTGCCATCCGCTCCGACTCTGCGCTGGATGCTCTGCAATTCGCCGATCAGGCGCTGGAACATCTTCGTCCCGACAAGAACGTATTTCGGATCTGACCCCGGGCCAGTGTGGCGCACGATCCTGCAGCAGACCTCGGCGATCGCGCTGGACATTTAGTGCTGCCTCGCCATCTCGCGCAGCACCAGCGCCGCATCGCGCATCTGCGCGACGAGCGTCACCTTGGGCCACGTCTTGCCGCAGAGCAGGCAGCGATAGGCCGGGCCGTCGTCGTCGAGCTCTTCGCGGCAGTCCGGGCAGTGAATCGTCATCGCCACCCCGTCGGCAGTTGCGAAAACATCACCGGCCTATGCTCGACAGGTCGCCTGCTCAGCTCCTCGTCCTGATCGTAGGTCGCCAGCATCTCACTCACCTTGGCGTGCACCTCCTTGGCCCGAGCCAAGTTGTCGAGCTGGGCGGCAATCTGCGTGAGCTGCTGGTCGATGAGCATCTGCACCAGGTTCTGCGCGCCCTTGCTGCGCACCCGGCCGGAGAGCTTGATCAGGCGCCCCTTGGCAGCGATCTGCTTGCTCTCGTTGCTGGCGATCTGGCGGCTCGCATCCGCCACGATGGAGCGCACTTGGCCGAGGATGTCGGTGCTGCCCTCCTCGTCGAGCACCTTGCGAAAGACCTGCAGCAGCATGTCTTGCGCCTCGCGCTCGATGCTGGGCAACGGAACATCCTGGCCGGTGTTGTCGTACCTGGCACGAAGCAGCGGATTCGCCAGCACCTCGTAGGCCCGGTTCACCGCAGCCATGTCGGCCTGGCTGCCGCCGGCTCGATCCGGATGCGCCTTGGCTGCGCGCTTGCGAAAGGCGCGCTTGATCGCGGCATCGTCTGCGTCTTTGCCCACGCCGAGCGTGGCGTAGTGGTCGGTCATCGGCCGCCCTCGCGCGCGCGCGTTTTTTGCCGCGCGAAGGCGTCGCGAGGCGGCGTCAGCCTCAGCCCCTTGGGCATCGTGATCGCGTGCCCCGTTGCCCTGAGGTTGGCTACCGTGGCGCTGGGCTGTCCAGGCCGGTGCACGACGATATCGCCCTCCTTGCTCCTTCTCATCGCCGTGTAGATGCACGGCACGCCGTCGACGAGCAGCATCTCGCCTGGGTGCCACGGAATCGTGCGGCGAAAGCGGTCTTCTGATGTGGCCATCACGCTGCGCACTCCGCGAACGGATCGACGGACCGCTCTTGCGGCACGGCGAAAAGGCCCGGCGCTGGCGCAGCGCTCGAAGCTCGGGCCGCAGCCGTCACCGCGACGCCGAGCGCAGCCCACGCATGGCTCTTGACGCCGTAGGTTGGCCCCGGCTTGGCCTTCGTGCCCTGCGGGCCGAGCATGTCGAGCAGGGCCTGGCGGATGTTCGGATCCTTGGCTCTGGCGCTGCCGCACAGGAAGAGCTTCACATCTCGGCGATAGACGAGCTGCACCTCGCCAGGGGCGCGCCACGCCTGCTGAAAGCGCCCGATCCACACGCAGGTCTCGAAGACTTCCTTGCCGACGGCCATGCCGTAGCTGGCGATCATCTCGATGGCGAGGATGACGCGCTCGCGCTCTTCGCCGGCGAACATGACCCCGCTCAGCAGCCACAGAAGCAGCTCGCTGTTGGCGAAGATGCCGCTGGAGCGCACGCGCTTGCCGTCGAAGAGCGCCCAGCCGCTTTCGGTCGTGCCTGGATCGATGGCAAGGATCACGGCGCCGCCCGCCACCCGAACAACGCCGCCGCCATGCCGCGGTCGGCCTCACGCTCGCCCCAGCGCTTGAATTCGATGATTCCGCTTTCCTGCAGCGCCGTGATGTTGCGCCTGGCCTGCTCGTATCGCAGGCCGGCTCGCTTGGCGACCTCGGAAACGGTGGCGTCTCTCTCGCGCAAGACAGCAAGGACGGCCGCCAAGCGCTTCGCCGGCGTCTCGCGCTTCTTCGGGTGGCTCGGGCTCATCGCACCTCCTGCGCGCGCGAAGGCGTCGGGTTTTCGGGCGCGCGCGATGGCTGCGGATTGCTGCTCACGATGCGCTCAGCCCACTCGACGGTGTTGGCTTCGTAGACGCGACCGAGCGCGACGTTCTCGAGCACGCGCTTGGCGATGGCGAGCACGTTCTGAGCGATAGCCGTCCGGTTGTCGTGACTGTGACGCGTAGCCTTAAGCGGAGTGTCACTGTCACGCAGCCCGACTGTCACGTCACGCTGTGTCACGCTTTTGATGCGTGACAACGGCTCTCCCCCGAAGGGGCGTGCGCGCGCAGGCGCGCTATTGAGGGAACTTGCCTGTTTTTGCGGCAAATTCGGCCCTCTGTCACGCTTTCCGTGACACTCTGTCACGCCCCTTTTGTCACGCATTCGGCCTCCTGTGTCACGTTTTGCCGGCGCCGCCGTCACGCTCAAGGCGAAGCACATAGCCCTCGGCGAACTCGACTAGGCCACTGTCGGTGGCCCACTTCTTGGCGCGGTGATAGATCTGCCGCTTCGCCTCGGGCGTGCCGTCGATGGCCGCCATGAATACCGTGCGCAGCTCGCGCTCCTTCATCCCGTTGAGCGCCAGGTCGAGGAACAGGTGGTTGTTGCCGCCGCGGCCGCGCTCAGCCTCGTAGGCCATGTGGCTGACGACCTCGCCGGTGCTGCTCAAGGCCTTGGCCACGAGGCTGGTGATCTTGTCGCCGTCGTCGTCGACGGACAGGTCGACCACCTTCATCGCGAACGCCTGCTCCGCGAGTAGGTCGCCGTCCTTTTGCTTGGAGTTGCCGACCCTGGCCAGCATCTCCTTCTCGTCGCGAAAGACGCCGAACATGAAGTCGACGTTCGACCTGATCGCGCTCGAGCCGCGAGGCCGCTCCGTCGCCTGGTGGCCTGTGTGGTGCACCACCAGCACCGAGGCCTGCCACGTGTTGCGAAACCACAGGCCGAGCTCTCGCAGGTAGCCCGAAATCTCGGTCGCGCTGTTTTCCTCGCCGGCAAACGTCTGCGACAGCGTGTCGATCACGACGAGCTCGGGTCGGATGTTGAGCGCCGCCGCTGCCTCGGTCACGCGCGAGGCTTCGCTGCCAAGGTCCACCGCAACGGGCAGCACGTAGACCTGCGCGCCGTTGTACGGGATGCGGTGCTCCTTGTGCCAGGCGTAGATGCGCCTCCACAACCCGGAGCCGCCCTCGGCAGCCACGATCAGCACCGGCCCCTTCTTTGTCTTCTTGCCAAGCCACTGCAGCCCGTGCGCCACATGCAGCGCCAAGTCGATCGCGATGAAGCTCTTGAAAGTGCCCGAGCCGCCGAACATGACGCCGATCGACTCCGACGGGACTGCGTACTTGACGAGCCACTTGATCGTTTTTGCCTCCTCGCGCAGCTGCTCGAGCGTCAGGATCGCAAGCGGCGCGGGGTCGGCCTGGCCGCCGGCGTAGTCGCCCAGGGACACGACCTTGTCGGCCATGGCTAGTCGAACAACGCTCGCCATGCTTCGCTGCCGCGAGCCCGCGGCCAGAGTTTCAGGCCGCCGGATGTGCCGTCCTCCACGACGGAGGCGACAGTCCTGCGGTCGAAGTCGATGAGCGTCGGATAGGCCTCCGTAGCTTCGAACAGGTCGGCAACCGTCTGCTTGGCGTCGACGCCGATGGCGACGACGATACAGGCCTGCAGATCGGACGCGAAGCGCCAGTCGTAGCGCTTGCCGGCGTCGACGTAGACGTGCGGCGCGTCGATCGCGGTCTCGCCGACGAAGGAGACGACGAAGACGCCGAGTGCGCCCAGCCGGCCGCGCGCGCGCGCTGCGCTTATGGCCTTGACGTTGCGCGGCAGCGGGCGACGTTCCATCGCTTGCCAGGTGCGGCGCGTGGATTCGAGGACCGTCACGCCCTCCTCTCCCGCGCATCGAACGGCGCCGCCGGCACCGTTTCAACCCAGCCGCCGGCCTCGTAGAACGCTGACATCGGCAGCCCTTCCTTGACGAGCGGCAGCGGCAGCGCGAGCAAGTCGGTGTCTCGCAGGGTGAGCGCCAGCTCGGGCGGCGTCGGCTGGCGCTGGCCGTCGACTCTCACGAGAGCGGCTCCGTGATCTGCGCCGCATCCAGCACCGGCATGCCGAGGGCCTTGGCGACATGAACCTCGAGGCAGGCGCCGCGCGATTGCTGCCAGCCAGGCAGGAGCGCCACGAGATCGCAGCTCAGCATCTGCACGAGAGCGACGCGGAGATAGCTGGCCCAGTCCTTCTGCTCGGGGTTGTCGGCGGGGTTCTCGACCTCGAAGCCGAGGGCGCGCAGGCGCTCCGCCTCGGCGCGGAATGCCGGATAGTTGAAATCCGGAATTCCTGACATCGGCCCGGCGATGTAGAGCGTGTTCACGCCGCCGCCCTCAACGAAGGCGCGCTCAGGCGTTCGATTCGCTTCGGCGACAGCTCGTCGGTCACACGACCCCCCTTTTGTCGTTGTCGAAACCGCGCGCAGCCTTCCCGGGCCGCGGGCGGCGTTTCAGGCAGCCCTTGCGGGCTCGGGCGCATAGACGTCGTCGTAGGTGATCTCGACGCCGCGGCCCTTGGCGAACTCGATGAGCTTGGCGGCGACTCCCGGAGGCACGGCAGTCTGGCCCGTCTCGTAGAAGGAGACGCTGCCCTGTGTCACACCCAGCGGGGCGGCGATTTCCGCCTGCGTCAGCTGGAGCCTCTTCCTGATCGTCTGCAAGCTCATGCGCAGAATATTAGTCGCGCCGATGCTTAGTGTCAACAGTCGGACTGTTTGCCCCGCGGTTTAAAAATAATCAGTCGGGCTGTTGACAGGCGGAATCAGCTCGACTAATATTGTTCCCATCGAACACCGAAGGGAGCGCAGATGGCAACACCGAGCAACGCGGCCTACAAGGTCCAGCAGCGTGACTTGCGGTCGCGCCTGACCGTCGCCACGAAGCCGCCGAAGCAAGCGCCGGCCACGAGCGCGACGGATGTGTCGCGCTTCTGGCTCGGGCAGCACACCAACCCGAAGCGCAAAGCGCGACGCGCCATCGTCATCAAGGAGCACGGTGTACGGCAGTGGCGGCGCCTGCAGCAAGGCGTTCGTCGGCTCAGCCTCACGCTCGATCCGATTGCCGATGCCGCGCGTCACTACAGCGCGCGGGGCACCCGCGCCGACGCCCTGAGCCGGGCCGCCAAGACCCTCGAAACCGAGTTCGTCGAGGCCTTCTACGCCAGCCCGCGCATGACGCTCTCGACGCCCGGCTGGTCCAAGCCGCGCATGGAGCTGTGGGAGGTCGTCTACGACTGCATCGGCGGCGTCGGCAACGAGGACGTGCTCATGGGCCTGCTCGAAGTGCTGCGCGACGCGGCCTCGGGCAAGGCCGACAGCGCGGCGGCCGGCGCCCGGGCGTGGATCTCGAAGCAGGCCAAGCGGCACGGAGAGCAGCACGCGTCGGACATGGTGGATGGGGACGAGGAATGAGGCAGCCGCAAGTAGTGACTTAGCCCCGAACCCCTAGAAAAGGAATCGACCAATGTCTTATGACGCATCCCGCCAGACGCAAGCAGAGAGCGAGCGCGACGCCATGCTTGCCGACATTCGAGCCGCGCGCACGCTGGACGAATTGAACATCGTCTATCAATCCATCGTCGGCTATCGGCCCGATGAGAGCGAAGGCGAAGGGCGCGACGCTGATGCGATGCGCGGCGATCTCTTCGACTGCGTGCGCGAGTTCTGCTACGCGTGCGGCATCCCCTGTAATTTCTTCAATTGAAAGGAAAACGATCATGGCTGACCAAACCTATAACGGATGACATCACCGAGGAGCACGCATCATGAGCACATCACATACGCCGGGGCCGTGGTTCTTCGACGCCGTCACGGGTCGAGTCGTTGACGCCAAAGGCAATGTTCTCGCCTTCGCCGCTGCGGCTCACGAAAGCAGCCTGAGCAACGGGCCGCTCATCGCCGCGGCACCCGAGCTGCTCGACGCTCTCGCCGAAGCCACCGGAGCGCTGAAAGCCTGCTCCGAGCAGCTTGCCGCTGAGTTCCCGAAGACATCGCTGTCGCTGGCCAAAAAGGCCGACGAGTTCATGGCGCTGCTGGTGAAGGCGACCAAGCCATGAGCGCGCCGAAGCTCACGAAGGACACGCCGCCGACGCTCACCGGCATCGACGGGCGCCTGAGCCCTGACACCGACTTCCGCTATGCCTGGGTGCAGCACTTCAGCGGGAGCAATCTGCCATGACATCCATCCGCCGCAACCTCAGCGAAGCCGCCGCCAACGACGCTCAGGCCGCGCACTGGATGCAGCGCTCTGCCGAAGCCGAGGCGATGGAGGGTGCCTTCTATCCGGCCTGCAAGGGCGGCCCGTGCAAGCAGGGGCGGCGCATCTGCCCGACGCCCGAGGCGTGCCGCATCCCAGAGGCCGAGATCGCCGACCGGTCCTGGCGCTGGGCGCACCGCATCGTCTTCGCCATCGCGGTCGCGTGCGCGCTGCTGGCCATCGCCGGCATGTTCGCGGGACCGAAGCCGTGAGCGCGCGCCGAGTCGAGCCCACCCGTTCGCTGCTCGCCGGCGGCCCGTACAAACGCGCCGCCGAGACGGATCTGCGCGCCACCTTTCGCCGCATTCGCGCCGAGCTCAAGCAGCCGGCCGCGCCGACGAACGTGGCGCCCCTGAAGAAGCGAGCGGCGAAATGAAGCACTACTTCGCACTCCTCTGGATCGCGCTGCGCGGCGAGCCGGGCTACTCGATCGTCAAGACGAGCGAGCTCAACACCCTGCGCATGCGCGTGGCGAGATACGAGAGCCGCGCGGCTGGCCAGCGTCGGGCGATCGAGGCACGCAAAGCCAAAACCGCAACGGAAGGAAGCCCGTCATGAACGCACGCACCGAGATCCCGCCGCTCGGCATCTTCCGCGGCGTGCCGATCGCTGACTATCACGCCAGCGCCGGCATCAGCAATTCGGGCCTGGGCGACTTCGCCCGGAGCCCGCTGCATTTCCACGCGCTCCACCTGAACCCAGCACGGCCGGCCGAGGAAGAAACGCCCGCGCAACTGGTGGGCAGCCTAGCGCACTGCATGATCCTCGAGCCCGAGGCCTTCATGCAGCGCTACGCCGTCGGCCCGGTCGACGACAAGCGGCTGGCCGCGTGGAAGGCATGGGAGGCGCTGCCGCGGCCGAAGGGCATCGAGTGCATCAAGCCCTCGCAGCACGAGGTCGCCAAGGCCCAAGCACTGAGCGTGCGCAGCATCCCGGACGTGGCGCAGCTGCTGGCCACCGGCGCGCCGGAAGTCTCGGCCTACTGGACCGACCACGCCACCGGTGAACTCTGCCGCTGCCGGCCTGACTGGGTGCATCCCGTACAGGGCCGCGGCGTCATCCTGGTCGACGTCAAGACGTGCGGCAACGCCAGCCCGCAGGAGTTCGCGCGCCAGATCGGCCGCATGGCCTATCACCGGCAAGCGGCCTGGTACACGGACGGATATTCGATCGCCGCCGAAACGCCCGTCCTCGGCTTCATCTTCATCGCAGTCGAGACAGCGTGGCCCTTCGCCGCCAGCGCCGTAATGCTTGACGACGAGAGCCTCGAGCAAGGCCGCACCGAGAACGCCGAGCTGCTAGAGCGCTTTTCGCAATGCCGAAAGGCCGACTCCTGGCCGAGCTACAGCAACGCGATCGAGCTCGTCACGCTGCCCCGCTGGGCGGCCGCACCTGTTTCAACCACCGAAGAAAGCCTCGCAGCATGACCACGACCTCAATCGACAAGATCGCCCGCGGCGAGAAGGCGGAGACGCCCGTCGTCAAGTTCACGCGCTTCCTCGACAAGATGAAGCCGCAGATCGCGATGGCGCTGCCCAAGCACCTGAACGCAGACCGCATGGCGCGCCTGGCGCTCACGCAGTTCTCGAGCAACCCGGCGCTGCAGGAGTGCGACTCGGTGTCGATCGCCGGCGCCATCATCACCGCGGCGCAGCTCGGCCTGGAGATCGGCGTCAACGGGCAGGCCTACATGATCCCGTACAAGGGCCGCGCGACGTTCGTGCCTGGTTGGAAGGGGCTGGTCGACTTGGCCAACAGAAGCGGCCGCTGCACGGTCTGGACCGGCGCCGTCTTCGAGGGCGACTCCTTCGACTACGCGCTCGGCGACTCTCCTTTCGTCAAGCACAAGCCGGGCGACGAGGACCATCCCGACGCGCTGCTCTACGTCTATGCCATCGGCCGCGTGCGCGGCGCCGAGCAGCCGGTCGTCGAGGTCTGGCCGATGTCCAAGATCTGGAAGCACCGCGACCGATTCAACAAGGTCGGCAAGCGGCACTACAGCTTCGAGCACCCGGAGATGTACGCCCGCAAGATTCCGCTGCTGCAGGTGCTGAAGTACATGCCGGCGTCGATCGAGCTCTCGACCGGTATCCAGATCGCCGAACGAGCTGACACCGGCGAGGGCATGGTCTTCGAGGGCGAGCCGTACGTTACCGAGCAGCGGCCGGCCGTCGATCCGGACACGGGCGAGACGAGCGCTCCTGCGAAGTCGAGGACCTACGCCGCCTTCACCGAAGCCATCAAGGCCGCAGGCGATGCCGAGATCGCGAGCCTGGTGCTCGACCAGGCGCGCGACGAGCTGGCCGACGATCTGTTCGAAGACCTCGTGGCCTTCTACAAGGTGACCTGGCCGGCGAACTGACCACTTTCCCGGGCGCGCCTAGCTGGGCCAACCTCCCTCCCCGTCTCCCCTCGACTTGCCAGCCAGCGCCGATTCGTCGGCCGCCCACTTTCCTTGCCTCACCCGCCAACAGAAAGGCACCTTTCCATGACCACCAAGCAACCGATCCAAATTCGCCAAGGCGATGTCTACCTGATCCCCGTCAAGGCGCTGCCCAAGGGATGCACTCCGATTCATCCCCTGGATGGCAGGTGTTTTGTGCTCGCATTTGGCGAGACCACCGGTCACGCGCACGCGATTTACGACTTCACGGCCGATGCCGAGGCCGAGAAGGCCGCGAGCGAGGCCATCGCGAACGCCCAGGCCGGCGCTGTGGCGGATGAGGCCGTCAAGCGCGCGATGAAGCTGCGCACCGCACAGATGTGGGCGTCACCCGATGGCGAGTGGTACCTCGAAGTGCGGCAGCCGTCGCAGATGCGCCATGAGGAACACGCCGCCCCGACGATCCCGCCCGGCATCTATCACGCGCCGATTCAGGTCGAGGCCAAGTCCGAAAACATGATCCGACGCGTGCAGGATTGACGGCCATGGTCAAGCGCATCGACAAGCTTACCGACGAGCAGCACGCCCGCATGGCCGCCCACGCCGACCGCTGGATCGAGGTTGGCCTGCGCACGGGTGCCGCCGATCGCGAGACCTTCGAGATCGCGGCGCGCCGGTGCTACGAATTCGCCGGCATTCCGTGGCCCGGGCGCGTCGTCTGGGTCCCCTCTCCTCTCGTGATGGCGCTCGCCGCGCCGACGGCTGCGTTGCTGCTTCAGTACAGAAAAAGAGGCGCAAAACGCGGTGCTGTGGGCCGTGCCGTGGGCGGTGCTGTGGACGATGCTGTGCGCGATGCTGTGGGCGGTGCTGTGGGCCGTGCCGTGGGCGGTGCTGTGGGCCGTGCCGTGGGCGGTGCTGTGGGCCGTGCCGTGGGCGGTGCTGTGGGCCGTGCCGTGGGCGGTGCTGTGGGCGATGCTGTGGACGGTGCCGTGGACGGTGCCGTGAGCGGTGCCGTGGGCGGT